TATTGAAAAGTTTGTCACGATTAATAAAATACCCACAATTGAAGTTCGAATTAATGAGCACAGTTTCACACTTGTCAGGGATATACCCAATATCATCTCCAACTATCGGTTTCAAAATACCAATCAATAGGTTGAGAACATGAGTAAGAGACTCGTCGCTCTGGATTCCAGGAATTTCGAGTTTCCCTGTGTTGAAAACTTTGACATGCATTTCTTTGAATATATCGCTAGATGGATCTTTGACACGTATAATAAGAACAAAGCAGTTGAAAAATGCGCGCTTCAATTTGCAGCGATAGTTTAGAATGTCTTTTTTGCATAATCCGATATTGATTTTTGTCTGCACTTTGAATTTAATACGGCCCTCCGGATTGTCAATATGTTCTATTTCTTGTTCATGATAATATTTCTCATTTTTTAGCAACTCTTTGATTTCTTTCACTTCGTTGGGATCCGTTGTTGATACTTTGATTTGTTTTTTAATCACACACTCTTGGGGCGTCGAGTAAGGCGAAATCGGAATACTCCAAAATACCTTTTTAATATCAACAGGTGTATTCAAGTAAGATATCTTGGTCTTTGTCGAAATATAAATATCGCTACAAATTGGTTTTATATTTTCTTTGGTATCCGTGTCGACACCTCCAGCCACGCCCGCGCCCGCGCCCATTCCCACCTCTATTCCCATTCCAATATCATCCAGATCCATATTCAGATCGAGATCCAAACTAGCAGCGCAACCATCATCATCGTCACTTTCTCCGCTAGAATCATTATTTTTCAACTGCACACCTTTTTTACATTTATTGGATGTATTTGGTGCACTTTTTTTAGTAGTTGTTGTCGCCTTACTATTTACATTAGAAGGTGATGTTGATGGCAACGCCAACTGCAAAGGCAAATGCAAAGGCAAAGGCAAATGCAAAGGCAAAGGCAAAGGCAAAGGCAAAGGCAAAGGCAAAGATGTATTCGATTTTTTAACAATTATTGAGTCATACATGTTATTTGCATTATCACTGAGTTTATCACAAACAGAATATGATTTCTTAATATTACTTTTTGCATTACTTTTTTCATTCGATAAAATAATTGAACCATCTGACAAGAAGTTCTCCCATTCGTCGTCAATGCATGTCATAATAGTCTATTTGTTGATATAAGTGGTTTATGCGTGGTATATATGTAGTTATTTATTTTATGGTAGTTTTATTTAAGTTAGTTTACTTCAATTATATTTATGGTATAAATAAACATAAAGATAATTCAATATTATAATGTATTTGTGGAATTCATATAACCATCAAAAATAACTTCAATTTATAAATAATATAATTAATAACGTGTTCTGTTTTGCAACTTTGAAGATGCATAATATTTTCAATATTATATAATAATGTATTTGTTATGTTATGGTTTCGAATAATATAATTTAAATATATTTTTAACAGATTTTTGGGTTCGATGTTATATTCACGACTTATTTTGTTTATTTTTTTCACTATATCTGCATGATTTTTATTTTTTATAAAGTCCTTAGTTAATTTTACCCAAAGGTCGTTTTTAATTATTTTGCACTCATGGATAAGGTCTTGATTTGTTTGCATATAGTTTATCATACTTCTTATATCTGACATAAAATATTTTTGAATTGACATAAGAATATCAGGTTTTATTTGTAAATTTTCTTTTTCATTTATTTTTTGGAGAAATTTAATAATATCCGACTCGGGGAGCTGATTAAAACGCATGCGGACGAATTCAGTTTGAAGGGATTCGTCAATACGGCTTATATAATTGCAAATCAGACAAAAACGGACATTATAATTGTTGTTATAGTTATTTAATAAATAACGTAGTGCAATTTGCGCGGTTTTTGTCATGTAATCTACCTCATCAAGAATAACAAATTTCATGCCTTCTCCAAATAATGATTTTGAATTTACAAAACTATTGATTTGGTTTCGAATAATATCGATACCTCGCTCATCGGATGCATTAAGATGTATCATTAACCCTTTATTTTTAAGGTTCATCTTTTCCTGATACATATTTACAAGATTAATAATAGTTGTCGTTTTGCCTGTGCCCGGTGGACCATAAAAAAGTAGGTTTGGGAAATAATTATTGTCAATTATATTTTTTAGTAGTTTTTTGTTGAGCGGGTCGAGAACTATTTCCTCAAATACTGCTGGGCGATATTTTTCAACCCATGGTGTAGAGTTTTTTAAATAAGTGTTTATATTTATATTTTTGTAGTCATTTTTATCATTATCGCCATTTTCATCATTCTCTATACCTACATTGCCTGTATCAATGTAGTTATCACTCTCGTATTCACTATCACTAGAAAAAGCATTGGTATTATCTATAAACATATTACATACTTTTTTATCTAGGGTTTTATTCATACTTGCATCATAATCAACAACACTATTTATAATAGTATTATCTAAATTATCTACGCTTTTCGCACTTTCATATTTTTCATAAAAAGAATAAATTGGTTGTTGTTTTTTATCTTCTTCTATTGGATTTTGCATACATTTAGTATTTTTTTTATTTGATGATAGTAATTTTAACATAATAGAATATAATTTTGTTTGTTGTTTATTATGTATTAATTCATATTTTTAATAAGTTTTTTTTACTATAAATATAATTGAAGTTATATATATAATAATATTATGATAAGTATAACCAATATCGACATAATAGGAACAAACTCAATGACTTTATTATCAGTATCATCTTCGTTACCCATATCAGAAACAACTGCAGGACTATCTGCATCTATACCCGCATCCGCATCCGCATCCACATCCGCATCCGCATCCGCATCCGCATCCGCATCCGCATCCGCATCCGGAACATTATCAGACAAATCTAAAAAAAAAGGATACCTGGAGTTGATTCTCGGACCCATGTTTTCAGGTAAAACTTCCACATTAAAAAAAATTTATGATCAGTGTATCTATTGTAATATTCCTATCATGGTTATAAATTATTCAGGCGACAAACGTTATTCATCGGAGGATGTAATGTCTACTCACGATAAAATTATGATTCCGTGTATTATGGCAAATAGTATAATAGAAATTATGGAAAATCATAGTGAAAAAGTAAGTAATGCAGAAGTGATTCTTATCAATGAGGGGCAGTTCTTTTCCGACATTCAGGACGTTATACCCCTCGTTGAAGAGTTGAATAAACGTGTATATATTTGCGGTCTCGATGGCGATTTCCAAAAAAATAAAATTGGTTCTCTATTTGACTTGATACCATTTTGCGACAATATATGTAAACTGAAGTCATTGTGCAGTGAATGCCGAGATGGAACACCTGGGTTATTTAGTTACCGAATCACAAACGAAGTTGATCAAGTTGTTATTGGTGTTGATAATTATAAACCATTGTGTCGTCTATGCTATAGACGTCTAACTATTGAAAAACATAGCGCGACGTTATAAATAGAACTATCGCGCGTTTAAAAATATATGAAAAGGATTTAAACCTGTTTTTTTAAATGATATTATATAGTTGTAAATATTTTACATCAAAGATAAAAATGGACAATATCGATAATAAAACGATAGAAGTAGTAAATCTCTCAGATAAAAAAAAAAGAGGGCGTAAAAAGAATTCTGTTATTGCAAGCGGTTACCAAGATCAAGACAAAGACAAAGACCAAGATAAAGACCAAGATAAAGACCAAGATAAAGACAAAGACAAAGACCAAGATTCTCTACATGTAACTGAAAATATAAAGGAGAAAAAACCAAGGAAAAAAAGGAGTAAGAAGGGTGAAAGTAGTAGTAATTCAATAGCTGAAACAGATTTAAATGTAAATATAAATATAAGTGAAGACGCCGTGACGCCTGTTATAAAGAAAAGAAAACGTAGAACTAGAAAGGATATAGAAAATGCACAAATCGTGGATACAAATACTATAGTATCATCTACAACCCAGACTAATGATAACACTAACACTAATAACAACGACTTCAAAAATAATAGTGAACACAATAATGATAGTCAAACCGACGAACCCAAGGAAGAAAAAGTTGCAAAAAAAAGAGGAAGAAAACCAAAAGGGGGAAAAATTACTATACAACCACAAATAAATAGTCATATTCAAAATGAACTACCAAATATTATACTACACCTTAAGTGTTCTCTTTCTGATTTAAATAAAAATGCTATTGACGTGAATGAAACATTTGATACAATAAACAATAATAATACCAACAATAGTATTAATAGTATCAATAATAATACAGAAACTATACAAAGTTATAACTCTTTAAACGCTATTGGAAGTGAAATTAACAATAACATGATGAATGAAAACAGCGATAGTAGCATTAGTTCTAATATGACACTTTATCATCGTGACTTGTTGAAGAATAATGTGAAACACTCTCAACATATAACAAATGTTCACAATATGATAACAAAAGATGATAGTCATACAAAAGATTCCTCACTTAATGAAACATATTCCTCTGCAATGTTTCAAGTATATGACCCATGTATTCAAGTAGATTCACATTCCCATCCTGATTTGTATCATAGGAATTCTAATGAAATTATAAACAAAAATCCCGCTTCAT